TCTCTAATAAAATACTGTGTTGCTTGCTTGCAGTTACCTCATGCATTATTCTATGATGAGGCCAGTGCAAACAGGGCAACAATGATTGGAAAAATACAGCTAACAATTGCCACAGTAATTAACCCAATGAGGGAATGGATTGGACGTTCTATCAGTGATCAGTGGTATGATAGATGGTTTAGATTAATGTATAAGGATACAGAGATTGTAAAGAAATTCAAAATCAAAATGGTCTTTGAGGATTTACACATTGAGGAATGGTTTGATAAGATAGAGGCAACACTTGCACTTGATTCAAGAAAGCAACTAACTGACAAGGCATTTGGTGAAAAGGCTGGAATTGATAATTATACTGGAGATGTTGAAACAGAGGCCGAAACTATCCCAGGTGGCTCTTCATCAAAGTCTATGAAGTTTGGAGCAGACCAAGATGGAAAGGGTGGATTTGAAATCAAAGACAACTCCAAAACTTCTATAAAGTAATAATTCCTAAATGCTTCTTGTGGAAAATAACTTCAATGGATAATAATAAACAAACTGAACAAACTATAAAAGATCTTAAAAATGAACTTGAAGAAAAAAATAAAAAGATTATTGAACTAGCAGAATCAGTTGCAAAGACTCAACCACCACCAAGACGAGTCAAGCTTGGTTTGAAATATTCAAACAAATACACTCCAGATCAGATTAAAGCCTTTAAGAAAAATGGCATATCTACTGAAAATCTAGATATTGAACCCGCACCACTAGAAATAGAAGCATAACTTCTTTCTTCTTTTATTTTATAGTTCTATTTTTTAAATAATGTATCTTTCAGCTAAAGAAATTCCCAAGACATCATTACTAACTGAATGGAAGGGAAGAAAGGGTAGATTTGTACGAACCTTTGCAATTGATACAACTCGAAACAAGAACAAATGGAGAGTTACCTGGGATAGTATTGTAAAAAATATTGAGACATCTATTGGCTATCCTGGAATTGAATTTATGAAATGTGAAGGTGGTGAATGTGATCTGGATCATGTTGAGGCAGAAACATTCAAGGGATTAGTAGAAAAGCAAAAACCATACAAAAGAGCAACTACAATTGATTATGTTCTAGATGAGATTAATCTATCTGCAGATACGATTGACGAGGTTCATGATGATGAGTTTTGGGAAAAACTACAAAGCGGTGAGATAAAATATGTATCTCCATTAATTTGGCCATATAGTGGAGGCTATGAGGTAATTGGTATAGATCCAATCACAGGACAAAGAATTATTGATGCTTGGGATTGGCATTGGGTACACAAGGCATATCTGACTAAAGATCCTGCATTTGGAGAGGATAAAGCAAACATCAAGGCGATGTGTGAGGGTGATAACTGCCAAATGCAAATGTTGTCAGCTAAACAACTAATTGATTTTTCGTTACAAAATAATACATCACCACCACAAAAAGAATTTCCAATGATTGTAAAACATCAAGGACACCTACACTATCTATCTGCATCTGAAAAGGTTCAGGAAATAATAAAAAAGAAAAAAGAAGCTGGAATTAAAATTGATGATCAAGCTATTGCAATTGCGTATTCTGAAGCAGGAGAATCAAATAAAGCAAAAACTTCCTTTAAGACTTGCACATGTGATGCTAAACAGAACGAAATGCCTACTGATGCTGAATCCTACAAAGAACTTGAAGCAAAACTAAAAGCTACTGATGACGAAAATAAAGATATGAAGGCAAAATTAAAAGGCATGGAAGATGAAAAACATGATAATAATCTTAAAGCAAAACTAAAAGCAAAATTCTCTGCAATGTTTAAGGGCATGTCAGAAGATGAACGTGAAGAAATGAAAGCAAAACTCAAGGGAGTTGAGGATGAAGAAAACATGAAAGCAATGGAGGAAGTCCATAAAGAAATGAAAGCCAAAGAAGATGGTGAAGGAAATGATACTACTATTACTAAACTAAAAGCAAGAGTGGATAAAATGGAAAAATTAAACTTGCCAACATATATTGACGGATTAATTGCACTAAAAGCTTCTACTGGTGTAGATCAAAAAATACTTAGAGAATATCATACAGCATTACTAGGAAAAACATTCAGTGAAGTTGAAATATTATACTCTAATGATGAAATTATAATTAAAGGATTACCTGCAAAATCTGTACAATCAACAGAAGAAAGATTTGAGATGGCAGATAATGTAACTGCATTGAAAGGAAAATCCTCAGATGAAATTATTGCGGAGGCTCAGAAATAATATGCCTGACTTTAATCCAGCAAATCCAGGAGATTTAGTTTATCCAAAATATGCAGTAGTAACTACAGAACCAATTAGTGCTGCATTACAAATTAACAAAGGCAGACTCTATGAGGCTGATGCTTCTGCAAATCTAATTGCAGCAACAGATCTATCTAATGGATTTTTCCAAGCAATGGTTACTCCACCTGCAGTTTCAGGTGCAGCAGGAGCAGACCTTGTTCAAGTCGCTGGTCCAAGAACTAGAATGATGTTCACTACACAAACAGCAAATCTTAAGGTGGGTGAAGATGTTATCTATGTTGTAAGTACTACTGATATTATTGGTGGATCAAAAACAAGTGTACTTTATGTAGGAAAAATATTTGAAATTTACAATTTAGCATCTGACAATATATCACAAAAATATCTAACAGCAGTTGGCGATAAAGTCATAGTGGAGACAGTGCAAGCATAATGGCTGATTACTCTGATTACCATCACTCTATTGTTATTATGCCAAATGGTCAAGTGCTAAAGGCTTCACAAGATGAAGAAAAACCAACACTTACTGGTGAAATTATTGGTAATGTCAAAAAACCACAAATTCAAGGAAACGGATTATATGCAAAGTCACAAGATTATCCTAATTCTAAACTAGGTGGATTACTCGGAAAGGTCTCATCTTACGAGGAAGACATCAAAGACATTGATACTTTCATTGGAGCAATGAAAGGTGCAACTTCAATTGCAAACTCTGCAAACCTTACACACTTACAATTAATCAGACTATTTCCAGAAGCACAAGGAACACCAGATGAGTATTTCCACTTGGATAACGCATACATATCTAGGGATATTCCTGCATTACAATTCAGAGAAACATTCTATGATACTACAGCAACTGCACGTTACTATGATAGATTAGAGGAATCAAAAGCAACTGTAACAAAGTATGATGAGATTGATTATAATCTAAAGAAATTATCTGATAACGTCTACACACCAATTGAGGATATTCTTAGAACTATCATTAACCCACAAGAAATTGACATGCAACAAATCAGATGGGGTATGAAGTATAAACGAAATCTTGAAGCCCTCAAACACATCTTACTTGTTGGAAATTCACAAGGAACACTGGGCAGTCCTGCAGATATTGGATCAAACTTCCATTCTACTAATAGAACAGCAGATCAGGTTAACGATCTAAACAACCAGTTCTTGAGAGCAAATGATGTTAAAATTACTCACGCAGTTATGAATACTACACTCTTTGACCAATTAAATGATAACACTTGGGGCAGAGGTGGTGGTCCAACTGGAATGAAACATGACAGAAACCAAGGTGGAGTTTATGGATTCCCTGGAATTACTGACATTGAGGCTATCGTAGATACTCAAATGACAGATAATACAATGGTCATGATTAACAAACCTAATGCACTCAGACTTGGTGAGGGTCCAAAAATGATGAAAAGATACGAGGACAACTTTAAGGATGCAGAGGCAATCAAAGCAATTGACTTTAACGAATATCTAGCAGTAAATGAACAGATTACCAAACTCACAAGAAAATTCGGATACACTGTAACATTTGATCCACCTGTTTAGAAAGTTCTTTTGTTTCTTAAAGAATAATTACACTCATGGGAGTAAATTTTGGACAATTCAGAAATCGATTAGAAGAACTAAAAGCAACAAATATCGTTAATCCTGTTGTACTAGCTTCAATTGGTGAGACTGATATGGAAGTATGGCAATATGACTATCAACAAGTAGCAGATAGAATTAACGAGGAGTTAGACAGAGTACAAGCAGACTATAACGAGAGGTACAATTTTCCACCACCTTAGGATAATATCATGAGTGCTCAACCAATAGATCAATTTCTTACACTAAATCTTCTCAAAAAATTGTTTAGAACTACAGATGACCAAGATGATGATTCATTTTTGCAATTTGTAGATGATAGTAATAGTAAGGTACAGACAGCAATATCTAGATACATTGACACACCAATTGGTACTGGTTCTGTTTATTGGTCCAGATGTAAAAATGCTGCATTATCTTATGCTCGTTCATTACAAGCAGAAGATATTGAACTAATCGAAAAATCAAAAAACTATCTGGAAAAATATAACATAGAATTATACGGTGCAGGTGGAACAGAATCAATCCCAATGGCTGGCGGACTAATCCAAGAATTAATTGCAGCAAGAACTAACAGAACTGAAGTAGTATTAGCAAACTATGATCCTAGACTATGGAAGGTTGTGTTACCATCACAATTAGACTTGGCTAGTTCGGAGAGATTCCAATAATTCTCTTTAATCATTAGAGATGAAATAATTCATGGTTACATACAGAATTAATGAAGGCGTTCGAAAAATAGCTGATTCAATTCTAGTGGTAACTGCAAAAGGTATTGATGTAGAATGGTTTGCAGAAGATATTACAATTAATTTATCTAGTGCTACAGTTATTGCACCAATTGTTGTAGATTTTTCTTATGACATATTAAGTATCATAGAATATACTTTAGATAGTGGAAACACTTGGAATTCATTTAATGGTGGAGTACCAGTTATTGGAGGTCAGAGTAGATTTATTCGTGTAACTGATGGTAATTTAGTAAATTTTAGAGCAAAGGCTGCTGGAAATATAAACAGAGTAGTAGTGAGTGTGCCATAGATGGTTACACAACTTAGGGGAATAGTCACAAAATATGTGAGGTTCCCTAACTGTCTTCGTGGATAATACCACCACCTCAGGGATTTACACCTGAACAATCACTAGGAATTACAGGAAGGCCATACATGCCAATAATACCACCTCCCCAAGGAATTGGTGAGATAAAAAGAGAGGAACCATTACTAGTTTCAGTAACAGCACTTACAAAAACCACTATTGAGTTAGACTGGCTTGCACCAAATACAGAAGGTCCTGCAATTACCGGATACCAAATAGAACGAAGTGAAAATCTGGGTGCATTTGGAATAATAGTTTCAGATACTGGAAACACCGATCTAACATTTACAGATTCAGATGGTGCATTAATCACAGGTAATTTTTACACATATAGAATTGCAGCCATTCGTGGCGTACTCACTGGAGTATCAAATGAATTAGGAACATTACTTGCAATACTCCCAACTGCTCCTGTATCATTAGTAGCATCTGTAGTTCCAACATTTGGAGAGATTGATCTTACTTGGCAAGTACCTGCTGATGATGGTGGTTCACCAATTACAGATTATATCGTACAGTTCAAACTAACTGTTGACAGTACATTTACTATATTTTCTGACGGCGTATCTACAAATCTATTTGCAACAGTTACAGGTCTGGTACCCGGCGAATTATACGACTTTCGTGTATTGGCAGTTACTGCAAAGGGAGAAGGACCGCCATCAAACATTGAAACCATAATCACAGCAGATGTACCAGATGCACCAACTGCATTAACTGCAACAGTACAATCTTTAGATATTTTTGTACAATGGTTACTACCAATCAATACTGGAGAATTACCGCTAACTAACATCAAGCTACAAAGAAATGAGAATGGCGGTGCATTCTCTGATTTGATAACTTTAGGTCCAACTATAACATCACACTTGGATATATCTCCAACAAAAGGGATTACATTTGGGTATCGTAGTATCGCAATTAACGCACTAGGAGAATCTATTCCATCAAACGAAGCTACAGCCATTATACCAGTACCACTCACTCCGAATCTGTTAGCTGTTGTTTTGGGTGGACTAACTATCACACCATTCACAGTTGATACAGGAAAACTGCCAACTCCTGTAACTGATACTCCTTTGAGACTTGCAGTAACCACTACACTAACAGCACAACCAAATGAAACTTTTGTTGTAAAATTTAATGGCAATATAATACCACATGTATTAGAAAGCTCACCAGGAGATGGTGATATTGTTCTAACCTATAACACACTATCTGATCCGATACAAGATGGAGATATAATAGAATTAATTCATAACGATCCTCTGGCAACTAATACAGAAAATCCAAATGGTGTATTTCCAATAACAGAGTTTGGTGCACGTTATGGATTTACGGAAGCCGATTATGATTTAGCAGGAAGTGCTGATAGTACAGCAAATAATAACACTGCCACACCATTAGGAAGCGGGTTAGAGGTAAGAGTTGCAGGAATTAACGGTTTTGGTTTTGGAGTAGAATTCAACCCAACAGGTGCCGGTTCTGATGATGCAGGTTTTACCATATCTGATGATTTATCAATAAGAATTACAAACCAATCAAGAATTGCAATATGGGTTAAGGATCCTAATGGTGGTACTGCTCTTCTTAGAAAAGATGCTACAGTAGCTAGTGCTCAGCCGTTTTCCTATCAAAACACCATAAAAGGTAGCGGTGAACCAAGAGGAAGGCAACGAACAACAGTTACTTTTAACTCTGACGGTACAACTATAATCCCTGGTACTACATGGCACAAAATAGTATGGACTTGGATTAATGATAGTTATGATTGTAAAGTAGATGATACCCTTGAGGGAAGTGTTGCACAATTAAACTCTACACCATTAGCTGATAGTACCGGAATTGACTTGGATATAGCATTTCCAAATTCTGTTGATCACACTGGTACTATGGCACATTTGCAAGTTGGCAAACATGTTTTTACAGACATTGAGGAAACAGCTATGTTTGATTCTGAAAGTGCACCTGATACATTTTATTCACAGGGAACATCTCAGCTACAGCCTGGTTCTACACCACAATTACTAACTAAGTCTGGCTTGGAAATATTGGCGGTGGTTCCAGTATGAGCACCATAGAAAAATCAGATCTGCCAGATGTAGTGGGAAATGTATTACCTACATTTGAAATTGATGGCACAAATCCTGATAATAGTGATGCATCAGAAAAGTTTGCTCTATCAAGATTACCAAACTTTGACGGACAATTAGTTTATGTAAAATCAATGGATGACATTGGACTAATTCCTGCACCACTAACCATAATATCCATTGAGGATTCACCAACATCCCCAGGTACTAGAATTCAAGTGAATGTCACTATTGGGACTAATGATTATTTCACTGGTCAAAGAGTGACAATATCAGGAGGTACAGCACAAGATGGAGACCATGACATTACTAGAACTGATGCAGACAGTTTTGAAATTGCTGGAACATTCACAGTTACAGGAACAGGGACAGCAACTGCACTAAAAAGACAAGCAATAGGTGCTAACATATTTCAAATAATGAAATCCTTTGATTGGGATGTACCGGTATTATTTACAAAAGGTACAGGTTCTGTTGGTACAGCAAAACTAATAGTTGAGGATGTTAACTTGCATCCATTTAATGTTACATATACTGATGTAGCATTAGATGCACCAATACAAGTGAATAATGGTGAAGCATCATTACTGTCTCTTGAAAATTTACACCTTGTTGCAAATTCCACCCTAAAGGCAGCAGACGTTGCATCTATAGTAGCTTTAATGGATCCAATAGCATCTTCATCTTATTTAGAAAAAGGTTGCAAGTTTGATGGCTTTGCATTACCTGATGTTAAAAATACATCAATCATGGATATTGATAGACCATCTTATACAGGAAACAAGGACGGACTAAAAGTTACAAACTGTAAAGACTTGAGGATTCATACTGGTGACTGGGAACCAGATAGTGCAGTAGGAGCATCACCATTTGTAGAATTTCTAGAGACAATTATTAGCGGATTTGGAATTAGTGGATCAGGTGACGGTCAGTTAAACAGTCCACATAGAGTGGTTGTTGACAGTGTAGGTAATTATTTAGTTGTTGATTCAGGTAATAATAGAATTCAAAAGTTTAGTCCTAAAGGGGAATTCCTATTACAATTTGGATCTTTTGGTACTGGAGCAGGACAATTAAATAATCCTGTAGGGATAGCAATAGATTCTTCTGATAATAGTTTTGTTGTAGAAAGAAACAATCATAGAGTATCAAAGTTTGATTCTAGCGGTAATTTTGTATTTACATTTGGATTTGGTGTAGGTAATGGGTCACCTGTATTTCAGGTTAGCTTTAGTGGAAGTCAGGCAGGGATTGCAGGTAATGGTGATGGTCAGTTTGATAATCCAAGAGGGGCACGCATTCATCCAACAAATGGAAATATTCTTGTTGCAGATGGAAATAATGACAGAATACAGATATTTACATCAACACCTACATTTTCAGCAGAATTTGGAACAACTGGTACTGGGAACGGTCAGTTTGATACTCCCCATGATGTTATAGTGGATGCTGCAGGAAATTATATTATTACTGATTTTGGAAATGCTAGAATACAGAAATTAGATTCTGGGTTTAACTTTTTAGGAGAGTTTGGATCTTTCGGTACTGCGAATGGAGAATTTATTGATCCTATAGGAATTGCCTTGGATGCTGCAGAAAATATGTATATTACTGATTCAGGCAATAACCGAATACAAAAATTCCAATCTGATTTCACTTTCTTAGATGAATTTGGATCTATAGGTAGTAATGATAATCAATTTCAAACACCTCGTGGTATAGCCATAAATCTAGATGGGAATCTTGTAATAGTTGATCAAGCCAATAATAAAGTAAAAACAATCAACACAGATTTCTCAGCAGGTACATACAAAATTTATCATCCAACGATGAACGTACCAACAGGAGGATTTGCATTTCAAATTCCAACTGCTACAAGTCTCAATTCACAATTTCAAATAATAGGTGGTGATTACGGAACTGCAATAACTACAAAGTTTGTCTCTCCTGGATTAGACCAAACAGATTCCAGAGTTTTCACATCTAACAACATTGGAATACCTGATACTGCAATCCCAGCTACAAATATAGCTGATGGGTCAGTTGATGATACAGAGTTTCAAACATTAAATGGTGTAACATCATCCATACAGACTCAAATTGATGCAGTAAACGTTACTGCTAATCTTAATTTACCAACAAGATACATTCAGGCAAAAACAGCCGATGACATTGCACCTATTCTTACAAAGTCAAACATTACAGCATTTACAGATGTTGGTGCTGGGGAAATCAATGTAACAAGTATTAATCACGAACTAGACACAAACAACAGCGTAGTTTTTAGTGGTGGTACTCCATACGATGGAATAACATATTTGATTACAAAAATAGATGATGATACTTTTGAGTTCTCAGAAACATTTACCACAACTGGAACCGGTACATGGACTGCTGATGTACGAAAGATTCTGCCATTTTTATCTGGTGCAATAACTGCAGTTGCTGATGGCGGTGGTGGAACATCTATCTTTACATCTGTAAATAACAAATTATTAGTAAATGACAGAGTAAAAATCACTGATACTACTTCGTATAATGGTAGTTCATTAAAGACAACAGCAGTAACAACTAACACATTCACCTTACCCATAACATTTGTCGGATCAGAAACTGGTAACTTTGCAGTAATAGATGTCGCTTATGAAATACAATCAAGAATTGTACTAGCTGAACAAATACTAATTGATAATATCGGATTATACCTGATAGGCAAAAACCCAACATTTGACACTATAAAATATGAAGGGAATTCTCCATCCATGTTCCGATTTGTAAATGCTGAGGCATTGAGACTTACAAATGTAGGTCTAATAGGTAATAATTCCAAAAAATTCAATACAGGTACATTCTCAACTTTTACATTTGCATTTTATGCAGCAGTTGGCAGTATCATTGATGGATTTATTGACATGCCACTAATTGAGGATGCAGCATTTGTTACAGACTTTGATAACTTTTATGGTAACTTTTTCACTACTGGAATAATCTACAAAAATGTTGGAAACATAAATGTCACTAGAAACGTGTTTCTTTCATTTAATGATGTCACAAAGACATTCATAACAATAGATTCACCTGTTGCTACAACTATTGCAAAATTTACGGGATGTGATTTCCCTGTACAGTCATTGGGAACTGTATTTGACATTAAAAACACGTTAACTGCAAACTCTCGTATAGAGATAGTATCAAATACAGCTAGACCTGCCGGAATAATATTTGATGCTGCTGGACTAGACCAGACAGACCCACGAATACTATCTAACATTAACATTGACATTGAAGACAGTATGGCATCAGCTCAGATCGGATTTACAAATATAACCACACCCATTGTAGTTACCATAGGTATACAAGACGTACCTGTAATTATTGGTGGGACACAATTTATCTCATCAGAACTTGAAAGATCTTCTGCTACAACCGGAGGAGAAATTACAAACCTATCTAAAAAGACTCAAAGATACAACATTACATTTAGTGGACTAATTGAAAAAGTAGGAGGTGGAGCAACAGATATTGGATTATTACTAATCAAGAACGGCTCATTGGTATTAACAAATACATTTGAAATACCACATTCAGTAAATGCTGGAATCATACAAATATCTGCAACACGAATTTTAGAACTTGCAGAAAATGATACAGTAGATATTGCAGTTGTGAATTTCAGTGGAACAGCAGATATTTCAGTATCGCAGGCAAATATCGTATATGCGGAGAGGGCATAATCGATTTAGGGCATGGAATAAATAATTCTTATCTTCAAATAATTAACGAAATAATTAGTGAGCAATCAAAAACCCCCAACTATTATGGAAATAATTGAACAGGGTGAAACTGAAACTCTAAAAACTCAGGCAAAGGCAAACAATACATCATCTAGTTGGTATAAAACACTTGCAACTATGCTTTTACAGTTTGCAGAAAACAGCAACAAACAAGCTACAGAAATCCTTAGACTACAAGAATTGTTAAGAAAAAATGGTATCCAATTCATACTTCCTGTAGAACCTGTAAAATTGCCAGAGAATACAGCAGTAGTTCCAACACCTGAACCAGAGTTAGAAACACCACCAACAACTCAATCCTAATTTTTTTCCAAATAATTCTTTTTATGTATTTTTAAAGAACCAATTCATGGTAGCAGTATTCAATGTAAATTTAGATACTGGTGGAACAGTAGATAATCCAGGCTTATCTACTAATACTGATCCATTAGGTCCACCAAATTTAAGATACAAACGTGCAGATGATCCTACTATAGATAACAATGACCCTGACATTATTCCATCAGCAGGAATTTCATTCTCAAGATGGAAACAAATATTCCTTATTGCTACTACTGCACCTGATACCCAAGTAAATAATGTAAAAATCTACACTGATGGTGTAGGATTTGGTACTGGAATTACAGTTCAAGTCGGTGATGAAACACCAACACATAATTCTGGTGCTACAACTGGGTATGATCCAGCAGACACAAATGATGATCCATTAGTTAATCATGTTGATATTACTGGTGTCACTGACTTTTTTACATTTACATCTGGATCACCAAAGACAGTTACAATTTCAGAAGCTGGTGCAATTATTAACGCAATAGGCGAAACTACAGATTATCTAATAACACAAATGGAAATTATTAACACTGCTTCACCAGGCGATTTAGCTGATGAGACATTTACATGGGAATGGGACGAAATCTAAGATGAAGAGTGTTAAAATTGTTATACCAAAACAAGTAGAACATACAAAAATTCTTACTTGTCTATTTCATCCACCTACAAATGATGCCTCAATATCATTTACTTTAGATGGTGAAACAGAACCGTTTAGAACTGGAAAAATAAATGGTAGATGTAAAGAAATTTCAGCATATATGTTTAGACCAGAATCACTTGACGAAGAAAAAGCACAATACACCAAGCCATTAAAGAAAGGTGATATTATTAACGTAAAAGTTACAGTAAATGGTACCAAAAAAAGTCAAAAAGTGAATGTTGTATGACAATTTGTCAGTTAGTCTTAGATGATGCTTCATGGAAAGTAACAAACTCTGATGGTACTATAACTGAAAATTATAATGACATAAATCGAGACAAATCAGATACTTTTGAATTAACATACAAAAAACGAACATTATTCAGATCTAAATTTTCTTCATTTAGATTAAACATAAATAAAAAAACTCTAATTCACAGATTAAAATCTAAAGGAACATCAACAGTTAAAGCATCATTTGATAGAAAGACAAGAAAAACAAAATCAATGCCAGTTATAATTAAAAAACGTATTAGAATAACAGCATTACTACAAAGAAACAAAGATGATACAAAAAATAAACAATACAGTAATTATTGCTTTGATCCTGAATTGTCAGAAATTTATTATATTTTTGAAGATGGCACTATACAAAAAAGAAATGACTTTGGAGATAAATCACCTTATCTTCCTTTGGAATTATTTCCAGAAGAACTAGAACATTTGATGAAGGGTGCTTAATCATGGTAGATGGTGGAGAAGTAAAAACTACTTTTATTAAAAAGAATCAAGCATATGTAGCAACTGGTGCTGATGTAGACTGGCTCACATTTACTAATTTGAAAGATAAGATTATAGTCCATATCTCTACTACTAACCTAGTAAATCCTACAACAATTAAAGTAAAAGAGACCATAAACGGAGTAGTTGATCATGTTACCTCAAATAAGATATTTCCTACTAATTTTGATGCTGGCGTAACAGGTTTAATCTATGTATTAGATGGAGGGGGAGAAGATATGAGAATTACTTTAGATAGTGGTGCAGCTGCTTCAGTAAACATAGGCTACAATCAAAGAAGAGAGGACAGATCATTTTGAGTGTAGCAGTTAACGCAAAAGATAAACTTGATGGATCTAATACTCAAGCAGCTGATTTAACGGGAGCAAGTAGTATAGCAGAAGGAAATAATGATATTGAAGGTACTTTCTCGGCATCCGATTTCGTTAGTGATATGCGAGTTGATGTTACAAGTAATGGAACAGTAGTTGCTACTGTTGTTATAACCATTGCAGATACTAATTCAATAATAGTTATTTCAGGTTTTGTAGCTATGGGAAATACTTCAAATAGTTCAAGTGATACGACCTTTTCCATAAAGCGAGGTGCTACAGTGTTAGGTACTTTTGTGGCTACTCATACATCTACTGAAGCAGGAGTTGGTAGTGGACGTGTAGTTGATACTGGTCAATCGGGTTCTGTAACTTATACTTTAGAACAAACTGCTAGAACTGGAACTGGTGGAATAATACCACAAAATACTAATGATAATTCAGGAGGAATATTACATGTCACAGAAGTAACATTAACTGATACTCATGCAGCAGTATTAACAGGTCAAGATACTCATAATACAAAAGAAAGTGGAGTATCCGTAAATTGACCTTTAGCGAGGATTCTTTTAGTACTCTACTTATGGATGGCTCTGAGCAATTTCTCTTTCCTGAGAAAACTGTTTCCCAACAGTACCAGACAATACTATTCTTTGATGAACTACAAGATAATGAACAAATTACTGTCCAAATTGAGGTTAATGATCCTAATACTGGCACTCGTAAAAAAAACAGACCTATCAGAGTAGTAGGACCGCAAGTAGCTCCAGCTTTAATTTTGAATTGGATAGGTACTAACAAATACAGAGTATCTTGTACTCAATCCACTGAAGGCACATTTAGAACTATAGGATGGGCATTATACACAGCATGATATGTCAGGTCCATCTTTAGCACATATTCACGACATTACAACATTTATCTTCAATATTAAAACACTCTTAGTAGATTCAGTATTAGCAGCAACTATACAAAAACAATTCACATCAGATGGAATACTTTTAAAGAGTTTTCTAAAGCCAAGTAACACAGATTCTATTTTAGTTAATATTTTTCAAAAAGCATTTACATCAGATTCTATACTAATACAAACAATTACAAAAGTATTCACTAACGATTCAATTCTTGCATTTAGATTACAAAAATTATTCACAGCAGATTCAAGAGTAATATTAATTGTACAAAAAGCATTTGCTGCTGATTCACTACTAGCAATTAAAAATAAATTTGTCTTAGTGGATTCTTTTCTTTTTGGTGATGTTCAAAAAGGATTTACTGCCGATTCACAGGTATTACAAGGAGAGCAAAAACAATTTCTTACAGATTCATTATTACAAAAAACATTTGAAAAGACATTCACATCTAATTCATTATTACAACAAACATTTCAAAAATTTTTCACTGCAGATTCATCACTAGTTTTTAGTTTTACCAAATTATTTACGTCAGATAGCATATTAACACAATTAAATGTTAAAGTATTTTTTAGTGATTCATTATTATTAGAAACAATTCAAAAATCTTTTCTATCTAATTCTATATTATTAATAATAATGCAAAAAATATTTTTTACAGATACTATTCTTACTGGTATTTTCCAAAAACAAGGTCTATTTGATAGTCAATTGATACCTGATCCTGGAATTAGTACTAAAACATTATCAGGTGAAGTATGTCTAAGTGATAATTTGTCAGGAGATGTGTGTATGTAATGGCTAGAATGATAGCACTAGGTAATACTGGATCAGTTTTTAGAGCTAAAATAATTGATTGTCAGGCAATTACACCATTTGATTTGACAGATGTAGTTGATCAATTTATTGTATTTTACAAATCAGATGGTACAAGATTTGAAAAACAAGGTGTTTTGGTTGAAGATTTACCTAATAATCCGGGACAATTTTTTATTGAATATCAAAACTCATCACCAGAAGCATCAATACTTGATTTAAGAAATGGTTGGGAATATACTGGAAAAGTAGAATTAATTGATGGTGATTTAGCAGAAGCCAGTACACGGCTTATTTTCTGGGTGGTATAATTGGTAACAGTAGATCATAATAAAAATATTCAAAGAATTGTTGATGTAATCAAAGCTGATACCAATGTTTTTGATGATGGTGTAACTGTAGGAAAACTAAGAGAAGTTAATTTTGGTGATCCAAATAACAATGATAAAATCTCTATAAAACAAAAGCCAGCAGTTTATGTTACTACAAGAAATAGTATTCAATCAACAAGGTATCCATTTGGAAAAGAAAAATCTGGAAATGTAAATCAAATTACAGTTCAATATGATATTGTATTATTAGCAGTATCAAAAGCAAAAACCGAACTATCACAAAAGCAACTATATGCACTTATGACAAATCTTAGAAATCTTTTTGATAATAATCCAACATTTGTAATTCCTCCAAATTTACCAAATCCTGGAACTGATCCTATATTTACAAGAAGTATAGTAAATGATGCAGGATGGGATCCTAAAACAAAAGGACAGTTAATTACATCAATTACATTTACAATAATTGCAACAATAGGAATTACTTTAGTAATTACAATTCCTGGATTTGGTGATTTGGATATTATTTCAGATACAGGTGATGATGGACGAAATAATACTACTGTATCAAATGATGAAGGCAATACAAAAAGATCAAAAGGAGCATTTGTAGGAACTAGGTTCTTTGAATATGAATACAGTACTGCTACTTTTGAAAGTTTAGAGAATTTAATTATTGCAGATAATACACTTAATCTTACATTACAATACCCATCAGGCAACATAACATACACTGCCAAACTTGAATATCAAAGACAATCAGAAAGATTTGATGGAATAAGAACAGTATTTTTACAAGTTAACAGGGAAACTGCTTAATTCTATTATGACTAATCAAACAAAAAAGATTATGGATGTTTCATGTTTTATCAATGATGAGAAATTATGTAATTTGAAATGGGATGAAATGCCAAATGTTGGAATGTCATTTGATTATAAAAAAAGAGAATACATGATACTTGGAATAAAAGATTCTAAAATAACAGTAAAATTACTTCCAAAGCGAGGGGTAAAGAAATGACTGATTTTAATACAAGTCTGTTAGAAAATAGAGCTCAGGTTTATGATAGTTTTTTACAGTTAATATCAGGTGCTAACAGATACAGACTAAAATCTTTACAGGAATCAGAACCATCATTCATCTATCCAAATCTTGATCGTATAGCAGATGATGGAACATTACATTTGACTCCTGAAGTATCAAAAAGCATTCATAATCAAACAATGGTACTAACAACAAGTGAAGTAGATACAGTTACTCCACCAACTGACACTAAAACAATATCTTGGTTTATCTTTCAAAAGGATCAAAGAAACTCAGTACAAGTAGAGGTTTCATGTGTATATGTTGCAAAAGATGCACCTAGTCCAAACGTTATGAGATTAAATTACACCTATGAAATGGAGGAATTTGGATTACCTAGAGTTAATGGAGATGGTGATGTATTCTTTAATACTACAGGCAGAATCTTACCTGGCACAATATCCTTTGTTCGTGATACAAGTTAATGGTATTACAGCTAAAGGGAAACAAGATAATAATCAAAACCCAAAAAGATATTCAAGAATTAGAATCTAAAATTGCACAGATAATATTACAATACGAATCATTTATTGTTTTTTCACTTACTACTATAATTAATGTGGAAATCGTTGATAAAATACAACAAAGAATGAGAAACAATAATGTATCTCTTAAAGTAATTAATGAAACATTTTTAGATCCAAATGTATTCATAATTGGAAACCTGTTTATTTTCAAGATAAAATCAACTTACAAAGATTCAGATACCGGATTTGAAGTTGCCGTAATGTTTGAAGATGGACGAGAAGCTTATACAATATCTTCCCCTGAACCAACATCAGATAGACCACGACCTCATCTTACACCAATTATTGGTGGAGAGAAAAAATTTTTAAAAAAAGTAGAGATTCCTGTATTCCCAGCTCAGAAAAATGTGAAAATTGTTATAGAGAAAAATATTGGAAGAGTTCAAAAAAGAATAAACCAAGAAACAAAAAAATGGATGAGTAAGGTTCTAAGATCATAATAATGGCATAAATTAAAATAACTACCTAAATTTTCCAAATATTATGAGTAAAAAGAAAATAATACTAATTGCAATATCTGCAATAGTTTTGTTATTTTTCTCTGTTTTCTCTGGAATCATCATAAATCAAATGATTGAAAATGATAAAAAATGGCAAAAAATAGAAGAAAATACTCGTAAAAAGTGGTGTATTAATATTAGTGATTTAGAGTGTATCAAAAATAATCTAGAAATAAGAAATGAAGAGACAGAAATATGTAAAAAAGTGTTAGCATCTCATACCAGTTATCAGTTAGAAGATGTACAAAGATGCAAACAAGTTTTGAATAGATAAATTATTTCTAAAATAATTCTTTTTGTATATGACATGAAAAATTATTCATGTCTGGGATAGTTGATGAGGAAGTAGAGCTTCATCTAGTTGATACACGTCAGCTTGTAGAAGAAGCTAAAAAACTCAAAGAGGCTCAAAGAATTAAAAAAGCAAATGACAAGATACAAAAACAACTCACTACAAGCACTGCACCAATTTCATTTATCGGAGATCCTAAAGATATACTTCCAAAAAGTGAGGCAAAAAAACAGACAAGAACTGGTGCAATATCTGGACAAAAAACAGCAAGTGCATTTACTGACATGCAGAAGAAAATCAAAGAACTAGAAAAAAAACAGAAAAAGGCACTAAAAAAGATAGATGACTTTCAGGACAAGTTCGTAGATAAATTAGAGGGTGCTGAATCATTTCTAACTTCTGGATCTATTTCAGGTGGTGCTTTGGGTGTATTTGGTGGGATAGCTGCAAGATTTGGACCCATTGGATTACTAATTGCATCTGCAGTAACTGCAATAACTACACAATTCTTTCAAGAATTTGAAAGAGGGGGAATATTTTCAACTGCACTAAAAATTACAGAACGTGAAAAAAATATTGTAGATATTGATTATGTAATTGATGTAAGAAGTGGAACAAAGTTTCTAACATCTGATTTGAGAATGGCACAAAAAGCACCTGAGACATCAAACACATTAAATTTGAGATATGAGCATATTCGTTACACATCACAGGAGTTAGGCAAATAATGGCTAATGCAATGTTATTCTTTAGAACAGCATCTACACTTCAAGCTGCTATTCCACTTCCTGTTAATCTTCCTGATGCACAGAAATTGTTATTCACGCCACCTAATGATCTTGCATCTGGAATTGATGAAGGGCAGAAGAATAATATAGTAAGAAAAGTCCCACCAAAACCATCAGGCAGAAGAATAATTCAAACAGATGAGGGATTTGCGTCATGGATATTAACGCTATCTGGAAATTATATTATTGATTCCAATGTTGAATCAGCAGACAAACTTTTTGCTTTTATGAATATTCCGCAGGGAATTACAGAATTACCATTTGGAGTCTTTGGAATATCGTATCCAAATGGACCAAGTTATCTAAACAAAGATGCTACATCTACGACAGGATTTATGATAATGGATCGACAAGGAAAGCACGTAGGAATTACAAAAGAGATTTTTGATTTTTCAGTAACTGTGAGTTATGGTGGGGATATTTGACCTATAATTTTGATGATTCGTTAATTCAATTAATTGACAAAACACAGTCAACGCCTACTGGAATAACAGAGGGGGGATTGATTGACGGTGATCTAAAACCTTTCTATGCTAGACTTACAGAAAAGGAAGGTGATGGACTGGTTCCGTCTGCAGTACTCTCTTTGTATATTGATCTAGATGGGCAGTTTGTAAGAGCAGCACCAATTTTAATTGATAAAGATGCACCTGACAAATACCTAATCCAGATAGAGATGAAGCAGGACGGTAAAGCATCAGAGCTTCAAAGGTATAGACTATCAACTCCTACATTTACAGATGATCCAGATTTAGGTGAAATTATGCAGATACCATTAGAAAGTATAGCGTACAATGCACTAAAAGAAACTAGATGTGCATTAAATGATGAGCTTGTAACACCTCAGCAAAGAGTAGTTAATGTCCTCACCTATAACAATGGACAAGGTGGATCACAAAACGTTACACTAGCATTTGATTTAGTAGATATTGATATTCCAAATAATGATGCATTACAGTTTGATTACAAGCCAACTTCACCCAAACCAATTGGAGAATTATTAGATAAGGTGATTGATAGAATAGAGCAAGCTGGTCCACTAGGCGGAGTTTTCAAGAACTTTTTTTATCATACATTTGCTGATCCTATTTCTACAAATGTAGTTAACATATTCTTTCAAGAGTTTGGTCTGATTAATTCAGGTGTAGTAATAGATCCAGACAATGATCAGGATGCTTCACCAAACGACAAGGCAATAATGACTTCAAACAAAAAGAGGAAAAAGATAGCACTTGTAAAGTTTGGATTACGTTCTGGCTCTCTAAGAATGGAGCATACAAGATTTGCATCAAGCTTTATTCACGCATCAAACAGAGCTGAATGGGTTCCAAGTCAGGCATACTTGGCAGGCGATGTTGTAAAACTCACAGACAATGCAATCAGTCCAAATATCATTAGATTTTTTGAAGCATCATTTGACGTTACATCAACTACTACACCTGATGAGGATAATACAAACTGGTTTGAGGATTTTTCAGTAATTCCTCCATTTAGTGCAAATGCATTTTACACAGTAAATGAAGTTGTAACATTTGAGACAGGTGGAGCAGTAAACTATTTCTTTGCAAATACTGCCAATGGTCCTAGTCCAGTAACTCCTAATCTTAGTTCAGACTGGACACCAACACAGTTTGCACGACCAGCTAGCAGATATGTGGGATTTACAACGTACACTCCATTTACAAATGACTTGTTTAATTCACAAAGAAATCTTGCTGCAATTGATTCTCCACCTGCAGGATATGTGGGATATGCATTAGATTGGAACTATGAACGAATACTAAATGATATTCCAGACTATACTAATCGATTCAAAATTGTAACTGGAAAAAGCATTAGACGAATAGAGAACAATCCACCACTACCACCATCAAGAGAATTGCATGATGGGTTTAGAGTATTGGTTGGAACCTCTCCTGTTGGAGAATTTGTAGGACATGCAAATCAGATTGCAGAATTTGTAAGGGATTTATTTCAAGGGATTTCTCCACATTGGGAATTCTCAGATGATCCAATTACAAATGACAATATTCCTCTAAATCATCAAACAGGAAATGCATTAAGATTTAATGGTGCTAATTGGGTTACAGTTTGGACAATAGCTGACAATGCTAAACCTGCACCAGTTCATCTAGTAAGATCCATGCAGTTAGTAAAAGGATCTAGTGGAATACCAAGTCAGGCATTAGAACAAAGATTTGACTGGAAAGATTTCATAGAAGGTGGAGAGGATAATAACAGAACTAGTAGAGGTGCATGGTATCACGATATGTACCCAAAACCAATTAGTGATTCTATTAGTACAAATCTAGGTGGAGCATATGGTGGAGATGGTACAAACTTTCCTAATAATCCAAGAATAGATCACATCAATCTTAATCGTAATAGAAAAGGGCTGATAGGGTATAATCGTGGATTGGACTCAGAAGATATGGGGAGAATTACAGAGCACTCCTTTAAGACAAAATTAGGAATTTTTAGAAGTTCAGACGAATCAGAAAAATCAAAGGGTAAGAAAAATATTCCAATGGTGTACTGGCGAAAAGACAGCAATTCAAGATTTTTCTTTAAGGACTTTTCAATACCTGAGAACAATGTATTTTTCACAGTAGATGTTAAGCTTCCACCTTTTGGACCAACCAATCTTTATTTTAATAGAATAGATGAGCTATTCGAAGTTTATGGATTCACATTACCGTTTGACTTTAACATACAGGAAAAAGAGTTTAGCGGTGTAAAATACGAATTCAGACGAAATGACTCTTGGGGTTATTTTATGAAAGGCTCATACAATGATATTGGAATGTACACAGGAAATTACAAAAACTATATTGACAGATACATAGAGGCTGGAACACAACTGATTCCAGATATTTTAGAGTTTATTGATGATGTGTTTAATGGAAATGATGTAGGGGCTTTTGTTACATCCTCATCTGATATTGATCACACTACACTGACAACTGATGAGGAATACTATGTCAAAGAAGGATATGCAATATTTCCAACTACACCAGTAGATGATCCTAGAACTGACTGGATTCAGATGCAAGAAGAAACTGATTATCTGACAGCAAGAGCTAAAGGAAATTCTGCAGTAATCAAAAATGACTTTTATCCAAACGAGAGACACGTTGCAATTGGAACTAATCTTGATATTCAATACGGCCAGGAAGTTACAGAAACTGGTTCAAGGGTTCCAGGTGGAAGTTTAACAAGTGTCGTGTCATACAAAGAGGAAATTTATGATAACAAGGGAACAAACACCAGATTATTCTTAGTTAGGAAGTTTGTTATAACATAGGTGATATTATGGTAAGAGGATTTGAAACAGGATCAGATAATGAAAAGATAGACGAGTTACAAAGACAACTCGATGATATTATTGATTCTCAAATTAGCTCTGTTGGTGGAAATGAGGATATATCAATAGATTCAACACGTGGATCTAGAAACGATGCATCAGGAGATGCTGGCGGTGTCAGATCAAACGAGCCAATAATACATCAAATTACAGATGTAGATAGTTCAGGATCATCTACTGGTGTATTTGATAAGATTAATCTCATATCTTCTATGATAATAGTAGATTTTGTAACTCCTGCAGTTGATATGGAGTTACGATTTATTCAAGGTACAGCAAAAGATGGTGCAAGAATAAAAATTACTCCAAAGATTGGAAGAACTCTAATAATAAAGTCAGGGGGTGACATACTAACTTCTAATGATATTACAATTACTGATACAGAATTTTATGAATTAGTAAAACACTCAGAAACAGAAACAGGAGTTACAGGCGGAGCGTATAAAATTTTTCTTTCATCAACTGGAGGAACTGTAAATGTACCTGCTGCAACTGCACAATATCAACATTTAGAAGCTAATGCTGCACTTGATTGGGTAGCACAACAAAAATTAGCATTTGGTGCAAACTCTCCTACTGCTGCACAACTAAACATTCCAAATAATGTAATTGGAATCGCATGGAGTAATACAGCTAATGATGATTACTTGGGAATAAGTGTCGATACCAATGACAAAATGATTTTCAATATTAATGCTGGAAATAATGTATTAGAATTATCTGCTACTCAAATTGATATAAAAACTTTAGATATTGTAAATATTGATAGAGCGATATTTGTTCAAAATTCAGGGGTAGTTGCTGGTGTAAACGTTCCCCAAATTTATGTTGATAATATTGGAGCTGGTGATCTTGTAATTAATAATATAGATACTGAGGCAATAATTTTTACTCACTCTAATGTAATTGGTTTACAAGATACAGTATCAACACTTCGAAAATCAAGAACCAATGGACTTCCCATAATACAAATTGTAAGAGAGGGAACGGTTCCAGCAGCAGGAACATCAATAGCAGACATTAGAGGATTATATCCCAGAACAACAGGGGGTGAGACACTTGCATCAATTATTTCATTTACTGCAGAAGATACTGGCAACACAACATTTGAAGGTGGAATGGCATTTCAGGTTAACCAAATTGGTTCTCAAAATATATTCATGAGATTCAATGATGGAAAAAATAATTTAGTCGATATGTTTAGAGATGTGGATCATAATAGTAATGATGTAATTAATGTAGATAGACTTCAATTATCAGGAGGTACAACATCGGCTACTAGTGTAAATGATGTTGTATGGTATATTGATTCAACAGGCGATTTAATTTCTAATGTTAATGTAAATGATGGATGGGGATGGTCTGTTCAAAATGAATTAAAAGCCTCTTTTATGGGTGGAATATTTGAAATACAAGATGATAATAGCTCATCATTTTCTAGAATTGTAAATCACATATCACCAGTAGCTATAGGAGGTATTGGTGCGTTTGAATTAAGTGCAGATAATGACACACCAACTCAGCTTACAATGGCATTTTATGCAGGAAGTATTGTTGATGTTACTTCAGGTGGAAGTGGTTCTGCACAAATTGGAGTAGCACAAAATGGAATTCAAAATGATTTTATTAGAATAAATGACACAAATGATGGAAATATAAAATTACTTAGTAATTTAGATGTCACTAATAATTATATCCAACTTACCGAAATTTCAACACCTGCTGGATTAGCTAATACTGCTAGACTTTATGCAAAAGAAGAAGGAGGAAATACAAAAGTATTCTATGTTCAATCAAACGGTGTTGAGATTGGACCATTAGGACCTAGTGCTCAAACACCCTGGGTAAGTCAAATTGATGCAGCCAATAACAATTTGATTAATTTGGGAGATACTACTTTCAATGGTGCAGGATCTGTAATGAATGTCAATGGTGGAGATATTACAGGATTTGATACTTTACAAGCAAGTGGTGGTACTAGTGAACTTAACATGGTTGGTGGAGATATTGACATGTTTGGTGGAAAGATTATAGATATTCAAGATCTTACTATTACATTTGGAAAAATACTCTCTACATCATCTGTAGAATTTGGAATACAACTAGATGATGCAGCTTCAACTACTGGGAGTGCTGGAATGTTGGCAATGCCTCAAGCAATTCCTCCAGTTGTTCCAACTAAAGCAGACCTTGATGGATTTTATGGAACTCATAAAGGTGCAATGGGAATTGATACTGGATTACTACCTCATCTATTTGTAAGATCAAATAATGGTGATTGGTTCAGATTTGATGTTGATTTTACTGTTACAGTTTAGAAACAATTATGTTATTAATGAATTAACATCAAAACCACATTTTTTATCAGCTAGCCATTTTGTTTCATCTACAAAATTCGGATAATCTTGTTTTGCTAATTCCCACATACCAACTGTTTTTTTACATTGCCAATCTGAATCATCATAATCTATGTGATTCATTCCATAAACTGTACTTATAGAAATACTACTGACAAATATAATACTCAACATTATAATCAACATTTTTCTTTGCAATATAATAAAGAAAATCATTCTTTGATATAAATACTATGATCAAAATAAGAAAGTGAATAGATGATGATTGAATGTTTTTATAGTTTCAAAATCTTATCGGGAAAAAATATACAAAGTTAAACAAAATAGCTGCTAATAATCCAAGTAAAATAATATGTCTTCGAGTATTGTTTTGTATTTTATAAATTATGGTGATTAATCCAAATGCCATGAATGGTAAAAAGTAAATCATGTAATATGCATAACTATCCCTCATCATATTTACTAATAAATAAGGAACAAAAAACACAAACCCGCAGATTATGAAAATCATATCTTTTGAAATTGGTATATTATTTCTAAATTTTCTAAATATAAAATATCCTACAAGAGCAATACAACTCCAAAATCCCATAAACCACCAAGAATAATTTACTTGTGCTTGATACCATTTAGTATCAAAAACAACCCCATGTTTTTCTTCAGATTCACTATAAATCCCCTTACTATCTGGTCGTTCTGCTGTTATTAACAAATACTGACCGCTATTACTTGAGCTTATCTCAGCAGTTTTTAATTTTGGAATAAAAGTATTAATGAAATTAAATTGATTTGGATTATTACTTGTATTTTGTAAATAATATCCATTGAAAAACATTGATCTTATATGATGTATCGGATCTTTTATTTTGTTTTCAGGAACAAACCGTAAATCACTATCAAACATTTCTAATTTTGTTTCTTGTATTATTAATGGAGTTAAGGTTGTTGTAAACGTTCCATTTCCAATATTGGTTGATTGATCATGAATATAGTATACGGGGATTCTTTGTTTGTATTCTAAAACTTCAATTGTATTGTCATAAATTGCTAAAGGAATAAGAAATGATGCTATAATAATTAATGCGGTAATTAATGGTGTTTTGATAAATCCAAAACACTGTTTGTACAGACTAGATGAGATTTGCATGATTATTTTTTCTCGGTTATTGAGGACATAATGTAATACAATGAATATAACAAAAAATATTGCAGTTTCTTTGATTATTGCTGAAATTCCAATTACAAGGGCTGTAAAATAATATCTTTGCTTCAAATAAAGATAAATTGCCAAAAATCCTAATGCCATAACTGGTATATCTCTTAACAAAAGTGATGAATGAGTAAATATCGTGGTACTAAGAGATAATATTATGGTGGTCAATATTGCAATATTTTTACTTGTTAGGTGGTTGATTACCTTATAATAATAAAATAAAAATATCATTCCAAATATGATGATGGGAAATCGCCATGAGAACCAATTATCGCCAAAAATATAAACAAAAGGAGATGTGATTAAAGATAATCCCGGCAATTGGTAAGGGGTGTGATCCAAGCCTACCATAAACCACCTTGTAATATTTGTAAAAATTGTTTCATCCAGAATTTCAAAAATAGGTCTTGAAATCAAAAGCATGTGAACAGAAAACACAATTAAAATTATATGAGTAATGCTAATTTTTTGCAAGTGTTGTGTTAAATTCTCAAACATCATCATAATCTATGTGACTCATTCCATAAACAGGTTATGACATTGGATATAAAAAACAATCACTCTCAAGGAGAAAAAGTGATGAGTGGAGTACAAGTTATTTCTTAATACTTTATAGTTGAAATTCATGTTGACTATCCCCTTAGTCGGTGGCAAGGCTGTAGTACTGCAGTCTTGACACATAGTAATTACAAAATTTCATAAAATCAACTTTAATTCTTTTGTGTAGTATCTCAAATATTCTACAAGGGGGAAAAAATGGAAGAAGTGATAATTAAAGTGTCTATAGAAATAATACTGGCAATACTGATTCCACTTGTTCCAGTATCAGGAATGTTAATTAGATATTTTTGGAAAAAAGAGAAATGTTTTATTCTAATGAAACAAAAAATAGAAGAATTATCTGAATCTGATTCAGATTCACACGATATACATGGTGATTTTTACAAAAAAATTGATGATCAAGGAAATCGTATTACATCATTAGAATCAAAACTTAATTTATTACTAAATCACTTTGGTATAGATTTTTCAAAATAATTCTTTTTTACACAAAATTATATTTCCTATACAATGACTAGAATAAAGGGGATAATTCAATGGAGATACTGGGTCTTAGTCCGATAACTCTAACGCTAATAATCTGTATTATTGGAATAGGATTAAGAGTGTACATTGGTAAAATCAAAAATCCAACATCAAAATTCAACATTAATACAGTAATTTTGTCATATATGATTGGAATAATTGTATCAGTTGGATTAGTGGCACCAGTAATTGATGCAATACCTACAGACTATAATGAAATGATAATCTTACCGCTAATTACAGGTCAGATAATCATAGTAATGAAAAGTGAATCTATCAGTACTGCAGCTCGAAAATTAGTGCAAATCCCAAAAACTAAAAAAATAGGAGAAGAAAAAATTGAAGCATAGTACAAGAGCCAAAACAGCAATGACTAAGAATCTAAAAGGAAGATTATCTTGGTTGGAATCTGATCTTAAAACAGAACAACAAGGTATGAGTCAAGCAAAAAAATGGTGTAAACTATTAAAAAAACCATTTTGCAAATCAACATCCTACAAGGCATATTCTAATGGAATTGCAACTACAAAACGACAAATTAGAGCTTTAAAGATTCTGATCCGAAGACGTCAAAGAAATGGACAATGTTTCAAAATCCTTTAATTTTTTTTTAAATTTATTAATTATAGATAACTAATTTTGTTCTTATAACTCGTTAAAATCAGCTCATTTTATGGCAGATTTAAATCTCTCAAATGGTGTACTTAGTATTGCTGCATTAGCAGTGGCAATAATTGCACTGATTAATAGTACGGGATCATAGTTATTTTCTATCTTTCCACACAATATTTTTTATAAATTTTATTAGTAACTAGTGAGTTAAAAATCTCTGTAAATGAGAGCTTTTACACATCCATTTACAAGAAAATGAGAGTACAAAAGCTATCATTTTAAAGGAGTTTGTGCCTGAATAAAATATGGAAAAATTACATTCTAATCAAACGATATTGGATGAAATAGAAACAGAGTGGAATTGGATTAATGTTGATTTAGATGCACCTGAAGATTGTGTCCGAATGTGTAAATTTATTCAATCACTGTTAACCGAAAGGAGAGAACGTCTTGGGTGACGCATGTATTGTTTGTGAATGTGAACCTGTAGATCCTCAAGGATGGCTAATCCAAGAGAGTGAAGAGGGTGCAATTCTAGAATGTGTTTGTCCTTGGTGCGTTAAAGACATGAAGAAAGTAAGAGACTTGATAAAAACACATGATGGAAGCGATTATCATGCACGACAATTATTTGATGAGATAGATTTATTGTTTGAAAATACAGCTCGAGGTAAATGTTAAATGACATCTCAAAAACTATCACTCCAAAAGAAACGAACATGGAACACATTCAAAAAAGATAGACTAGATAAAATGAGTGATAGCATCATCAGTGCATGTACTCTTGCCAAAACTAGATTTGATGATTTTCTTTATTCAGAGTATAACAACCTAGATACTGACAAATTTATTGAACATTTAAAATCACTTCCAGAAGATGAGAGAGAAGATGAACTATACCCAATACTACAGGATTTCATAGATCATCTTTCTGAAAAATTTGATCTATCTCATGGTAGTGTAAAACAATCATTTTCAAGACTAAACAAGTATCTCTGGTACAAAAAAATCAAAGTCACAGCTCATGATATGAAAGAAGAGCTAGAGTGGCCTGAACATATCCAGGAAGAAAAGTACGCACCATCAGAAGATGAATTTATTTCCATCATATCACAGCTAAACTGGAAGAATCAAGGATTCACTTTAACTCAATCAAGTGTAGGGATGCGTCCAGTAGAATTAATGGGTACTCAGAAAAAACATTACACGTTAATTAACAAACAATACAAAATAGAAATCCCATACTATCTTACAAAGAAAAGAATCTCACGAACCGTATTTGCATCTGTTGAAGCTACTCCATACATTACAAGATTACTCAAAGAGATAGAACTAGAAGAATTTGTTTGGACCAAACGTAAAGTAATTCCTCAATCATTTTTTAACAAATACTCTCATCTAAAAGAAGAGAAGGCAAAAATTAAAGCTATCAAAACTTTTGCCACATACATGTTAGCTACATTAAGAATCTCTTTCAATCTAGTCCTTGAGAAATTAGGGTTAGACATGAAATATGAATCTACAGGGGAACATAAAATTACACTTTATTCTTTACGAGCTCGATTTATCACCAAAGCTCTAAAAGTATTGGATGGAGATGTGGTTCATGCAATGGTTGGACATGGTGCATATCTGCAGACATACCAGAGAAGAACAGATGAGGAAAAACTAGAACTCTTTGTAGATGTGGCACCGTACATCTTGATTTTTGATCAAGCTAAAAACAAAGAAAAGATACGCAAGTTAGAGGAGGCAAACAAAAAGGTAGAAGAACAAAAAGAAACTATTGCAAGCATGCAAGAAAGCATCAAGGCATTTGATCTTTTTATGCAAAGAGAAAAATCCTCAAAATAAGTTCTATAAAAAAGATCTGTCAATAATTATTGAACCTGATCATTAAGATTTCTTAAGCGCTGTTTTAAGATTTGATGAATACTTTAATGCATGTAATATTATTGATCGCTATGTTGTACGATGACACCGAATTGTTGCAAAATGAAATAAAAGTGTTGCACAAGATGACTCCGAAAAATCAATATTTGTCTAGAATAGGTTCGTCAAAATCGATCTCTCATGCAACATAGTTATGATTAATTTCCTGTTATTTATCCATTAACTATTAAAGATATTTTATTATAATAAAAGTCATATTTATTAATCAGTATATTTTAACAGTATTTGTCTAGAATGGGAATCGTAAATATAGTCGATCATAGGAAAACTTCGGTTAGACTTGTCACTAATTCATTTATGATCCCAGGTTCGCAAAATCCTGGGGGCTCTTTTAACTGAGCCTTCAGACCTTTTCAAAGTCATGTGATGACGATAATGAAAAACTACTTCAAATCACATATTATCATAAACTAACTCAAGACAATGAGATTAATGACACCAAAGACGTATGCGAAGATCACCTTCATTCAGAGGCATACAACAACCAATTCATTTCTAAAGTAAAAATTCTAACTAAAAACGCTTCAAAAATTATTAAACTTCAAAAATTACCAAACCTCACTAAATTTCTAAACTCATCGGAGGATGTTACACTTGCCTAAAATGTCATGTAAAATTTGTGGCACTTCATTATGCTCAGTATTTGCCAATATTTACGATAAAGAAAAAAAATCAACAGTTCCAAAAATCAATCCAAATAATGCTTACTGTCCTACATGTGACAAAACATTTGATTTAGCCCAACAGGAGATAGCAAAAATTTGACTTGCACATGTGAAAATCCAATAACCTATCCTACTGATTTAGGAGATGTCTGTGAAGATTGTGAAGAATTTGTTTATCGTGAGGATGAATACTAATGGTAGAAAAGAAAGAAGGTGCAACCATGACATGTCTGAATTGTCAGACTGATTTAATTTGCAGACTAAAAGATTATGGTGGAGATTACAAACCAAAATTACAGTGGCAAAACTTTGATGGAACTGCTCATTACAAAACTAATGACGGTAAAAACTTTGAATGTGTTATTCCAACAGAGGATGAAAAAGATACTTCAGCTAATGCACCAACTGCTACTACATCCGAAGATTATCTTAAAGAAAAACAAAGTGAACTTCAAAATAAAATAACATCAACATACTCACTGACTGATGGATTAAAAAAACACATCAAAGAAGAAACCATCAGACTATATCTTGTTGATCAGGAAATTACAAATACTCTAAAGAATTTCTTAGGTGAGCCTTCACCAAATGGAGCTCAAGTTGGAAAGTTTTCAAATCATATTATTGATACTCTAAAAGAAAGTCATGAGACTATTGGATTCACCGAAATAAAAAAAGAACCTAAAGATCCTGAAAAATATTGCGTTTGTAAAAATTCTATTCCTAATGCAATGACTGACGGTAAGACATGTCAGATCTGTTTGAAACTTAGAGAGGAAGAAAAATGACTCTATCCCAATATCAAACCATAACTAAAGAGACAGAGGAATGGCCTTGTTATTTCTGTGCTGAAAATGATAGTAGATTTTTTGTCTCTACAGCAAAAGACCCAATTGATCTATTCTCTATTTGTCACAAATGCCAGTGGGTGGAATTACAATGATGATTCAAGATACCTCAAGGATTGCATACAGAGAGATAAAGAAGAAAGGACTTGGAGAAAGACAGCGTGCAGTATTAGATGTAATTAGATATTTGAAAAATCCGACAAACAGTGAGATTAGTAAATTCATGGGAATACCAATCAATGCAATCACACCACGTACAAATGAATTAGTCAAAGCTGGTAAAGTAATTCAGGGATTAAAAAGAACTTGTAAAGTAACTGGCAAGACTGTTCTCACTTGGAGGGTTGTCTAATGGCTCAAATTTTGAAATCTAAAATTAAACTTGGTTATGAAATAGGTACAGGTAAAGAAATTAATATTTCCCCTTCACATCTCATGGTTACTGGATTATCCCAAAAGGCAGGAAAAACTACTGCACTTGAATCATTTATCAAAAGAAGTGGTTCCAAGGCTATTGTATTTAGAACCAAGATAGGAGAAAAATCATTTCTTGATGGAACAATAATTCCACCATACTTTAAGGAAAAATCAGACTGGCAATACATTGAATCACTCATAGAGGCCACAATGAAAGAGAAGGTTGGAAAACTTGACAGAGCTGTAATCATCAAACTATCTAAATTAACAAACGGAAAGTCATTACTTGATTTTAAAAAGGTAGTAGATAACAGACTAGAAGAAAAAATAGGAACATTCGAGTCAATGTTACTGACAAATCTACAAGCATATCTTGAAATTGTTTTGCCAAAGCTACAAACAATTCAATTCTCAAATACTTTAGAGTTAGTCAATGGCTTGAACATAATAAATTTAGAAAGATTTTCTAGAGATACAGAAGTTCAAAGTTTAATTATTGCCAGTGTTCTTGAGGAAGTTCTACACAACCATAAAGATGTAGTAATAATAATACCTGAAGCCTGGAAGTTTATTCCACAACAACGAGGAAGTCCATGTAAAAATATTGTAGAGGAATTTATCAGGCAAGGAGCTACTAATCACAACTATCTTTGGATTGATTCTCAGGACATGACAGGAGTAGACAAGATACCACTTAAACAAATATCCGAATGGATTTTAGGCTATCAATCAGAAAAGAATGAAGTAAAACATACCCTAGATCAAATCCCACTACCAAAAGCAAACAAGCCAAAAGAAGAAGACATTATGATGCTAGGTACAGGAATCTTTTACTATGCGAGTAGAGATCTAACTACAAAATTATACGTCCAACCATTCTGGCTCGATGACGATAAAGCTATCCAAATAGCCAAAGGCGAATTGAAAATATCTGAAATTGATGCACCAAAACAAATTGCACAAAATAAAATTTCAGTTGTCACACAGGGAAATGATTCCAATGAAAATAATCAAGAAGTAAAAGATCTCAAGACCCTAATCAATAAAGAATTACTAGACATGAGAACTGACTTTTTTAATAAAATTGGTGACTTGCAAGATCAAATTAACAAAGTATTTGTAGATATTGCACAAATTAAAACCTCAACGCCTGAGATTGACGAGGATGTTTTAGTATCAAAAGTATTACAAAAAATACCTACTACACAAGGTTCTTCTTTAGATATTGAATCAATAACTAGAACTATTCTATCCAAGATTCCAAAATCTACAGGCAACCAAGTCTATGAAGTATCACCTTTAGAGAAGATACAAAAGGAATTCTTGGAAGAATGCAAACAAAAAATATTATTTGATATTGCATCTCTATCCGATGAATCTAAAAAAATTCTAAAGTACATTGAATCACAAGGTAAACAAGTCACAGTTAATGAATTAGTCACCAAATGTTTTCTTAAAAAAACTGGACCCACAAACAGAGCAACAGGTAAACATGCTCTTGAACTTGTTACAATAGAAGTAACCAAAAAAGATAATTCTGGAAGATTTTACCCTGAACTTAAAAATAGAATAAAACTACTTCTAGGAAATCATAATGCAACTGATCAAGAAATAGAAAATCTCTATCAGCATATTTTAATGGAGTTGCTATAATTGCCTGTTAAACGAACCACACTAGTAAGTACAAGATGGGATTTGATAGATTTAGATTCTATTGAGGTATTAGTAAAATCACCACTTAACTTCAAAGCTCCTTTCAATAACACTTCTGAGGCAATAAGAGAGTGTGCAAAGGTAGGGGTAAAAGTCCACAACTATCAGGAAATGATGAAAGATCCTGAGAAAGCAAACGAGTTTAGGCAAAAAATGCAGGACATGCTAAAAAATGAAGAAGTCTTTGATTGGGTTGAAACTCTATCTTCTGATCAAATTGATGGTTTTCTCATGGCACTCCAAATGAAAAAAGACAAACGCTACGAGGTACAAACACTTGTCTAAAAAAATTTTAGATAATTCTGTTGTATGTCTGTGTGTGTGTATGTCTGTCTGTATTACATTATTATTATTATTAATTAATTCTTTTTTTATTTTTAATTCTTTGTTACTGGAGTGGGAATAATGGGGCATAGAGAGAATCAGATAAGACATTCAAGAGTTTTAGATCTTAGAAAAAAAATTCTTTCTGGTTGGACAATGCAACAACTACATGATTTTTGTAAAACTCATTTAGATGTGGCAAGAGTGACAGCTATATCCTACATTGATGAAGCTGCAGAACCTTATAGAAAAAAATACCAACAGGAGTCTAATTTAAGGGAGAAAATTTCAAATTGAAAACTTTTAGATTAAGACATTGTTACGAGTGGGATGAATTTGAAAAATGGTGCTATCATAATAATCGTCAGCCATTTACAGTCCTTAGACAATACATGAGAGAAACTACTGCAAGCGGTCAAGAGTTAGTACCACAATTAAAATCACATACTTTTGAAATTGCAAAAGAGAATGCCATCAAAGAATCGGGGATTACACCTTGAGTCATACTTGTACAGTAATTTGTAGTAACGGTTGTGGAAGATTAACTAATAATGAATATGGTACATGTCGACCTTGCGTTAAACTACTTTGCACTGCTTTAGATGGTATCACGCAGATTGAAGGTTATTCTTATGGAGATGTATCATGACCTCCGCAAAATACAATCAATTCCGTCAGCAAATGATGAGACAAAATAAACCAGATAATGAAAAACTAATCCATTTAGCTACACTACTAAGAACTAGATATAATATTCAAGTATTAAGGGAGCCAATAATTCTATTTGATAAAAACACATGCAAGATTGTAAAAATCACTAATTCAATTACAGAAACAGAATATCACTCATACATTATTCACGTTCCAGACTTGCTACTATACATTAACAATACTACATGGATAATGGAGATTGACGGTTGGATTCATGATCACAAAACTCATGTGATTGAAAAAGACAAGATGAGAAATGAACACTATGAATTATCAGGAATAAATCACATCATAATTAACGAGTTACTATTACTTCACAATCTAGGAATACATGAGGATCGTTCAGCTACAGTTCCAGAAATTTGGCCAGAGATTGTCAAGAGAATAAAAAAACCATTAGGAGGCATCCTTTAGCATGACATCTAATCTAAAGTGTTTTGCGGGAGATAAGAAATGAAATCAGATGAATATAGATTTCAATTAAAAGGTCCAGAAATATCTGAAATGGAAACTCTTCAAAGAGATTTAATAATTCTAAAGAATGTTGTAAAAGAACTCAATAGAGTAAATCATGGTGTACAGTTTGTTATTGGAGATTGTAATAGAGCCATAAATGAGATTAAAACAGAAATCAGAAAACTTGCAGGTGAATCATATCTTAAAGGAGTTGAAAAATGACACTTGTAAAAGACTGTAGTTCTTGGTTACATTTCAAATGGTATAATTTCTATAACTGGTTATCATTCATAGTTCAATTACCATATCATTTAATTTTTCATGAACAAGAATACGGTTGGACTGCCAAAGGTTACATCATTTGTTCTTGCGATTATGTAGTTGATACAGGTGTGACTTATGGGATGCATTGTGACAAATGCTGGAATCGTCTAACTAGAAAGACAGGAGAAATACAAAAATGAAAGACGATTTAGAAGGCAGACAATGCCCTAACTGTGATACTTGGTTTACAATAGTGAAAACGGACTCACAAAAATTATGTTATGATTGTGACATGGAAGATCAACCAACAGGAGAAGAACAGTATTGAATAACGGTATTGCGGAGAAAGACTTCATTAAATGTGGAAGCCCTTTAGGGGAATACGAATTACATTGTACTAAAGAAATCAAACAACAAATCCTAGAGAATCAAGATAAAATAGATGAATATGAACGAGTAGGAATAATCAAATGTCCTATTTGTGGTGAGATTGAAGTTACTCCGTACGGAGATGATGAATATTTACCAAATCTTAGATGTTGTAACTGTAATCATGTTTGGTTAGCAAATGGAAAACTAGATGATAAAGACAATCTGATTAATCAGATTAGAAACAATCAGGCAATAGTAGATGAGATTAAAAGAGTACAAAAATATGCCATGAATTATAGAGATATTACTATTGGTTCTATTTGTAAACAATTTCTAGAAAAACTACATATCATTCAAAGTGTTCAGGGGGAAGGAAATGAATCAATTCATTCATGGTGATTCTTTTGATGAATTACGAAAAATGGATGATAATTCCGTAGATTTAGTTGTAATGGATCCACCTTACAAAGTATCTCAAAATTATGGGAGTGGTGTAGATGCTGATAATTTAAGAAATGTAGCAAGTATCTATAAACTATTTCCAGAAGTTACACGAGTTTTGAAAAAAAATAAATTCTTAGTTACATTTTATGATAATAGAATACTCCCGGTATTGTTTGATGCTGCAAGAGGAACAGACTTAGTTTATAGAAAATCAATTTACTTGTATAGACGTTGGGGCAATGCTCATAGATGGATGGGGTGGATGCAGACAACAGATCCAGTTTGTTTTTTTATTAATGGTCAAGATAAACCATTTTACAGTAATGATATTAAAGCCAAAGTTAAACACGATTGCTATATCAAAGATTCACCAGAATCAGAAAACACAGGACATCCGGCACAAAAACCACTAGAAATTTTAGAAGACATAGTAACATGGTGTTCTGAGGAGGGTGATATAGTATTAGATCCATACATGGGTTCGGGTTCTACAGGAATAGCATGTAAGAATCTTAATCGTAGTTTCATTGGGATAGATATAGAAAAAAAATATGTTAATTTGGTAGAAAAGAGAATTACTAATTCTAAAAAATCAAAGACATTGGAGGCATTCTCATGACACGCACAACACTTCAAACAAACGGTTTCGGGGGAACAAAATGACTGTAATTTATACAAAACACTTTGTTGAATTTTTATCTCCTGGTGTTTTTATGAGTGAATCCAGTTCTAAGGAAGTAAACTCTAGAGATTATTCAGAAGTAAAAATTGGAAATTATTGTTTTGGTTATAGGTTCTATGATAGAAATGAATTTTCCCATCTAGATACAGGGGAAATTTTGAAGGGTAAATCAACGAATTATTCTCCTTGGACATATTTTGGTGAAGTCATGACACTTGCACAAGTCAAAAAGAACGTTCCAGATAACAGAATCTTAGTTGCAAACATGACAAATAATGGATACAAGAAAGTTGTCAAAACTAAATTTGGACAATACATTCCATTAGAACCAAAAGACAAAGTGAAAACTATACTTCAAACAAACGGTTTCACGGGAGATAAATCATGAGTGAAATATTTTACAAGTTTTCAAAACAAACTGCAAATACTATTGAAGTTTTAGCATTGATTGATGATCATGAATTTAGAAGAGTAATGACTATTCTAGAGTTTGAACATTTTTCTAAAAATACTTTGAATCCATGCGATACAGAATCAAACAAAGGTGATGTGTCATAATGTTCAGACCATTAAACTGTGAAGTATGTAAAACTAAGTTAGGTACAATCTATGTAGAATCTGTTTGGGAACCAAGAGATGATGATGCTTTCAAACTATTACACTTTCTATGTCGTTACTGCGATACAAAAAAAGAAAGAGGTTCAGCATGAAGGATTCAACAGGTTGGGTAATTGTAATAAATCTACAAGCATTAATCTGGATTACAATAGTACAAGGACTTGGATTATGACAGTTGAGGTAGAAAAGTAATGGCTTGTTTGTGGTGTCAAAAACAATTCCCTGATCATACTCTAACGGAGATTGTATTTTGTATTAATTGGATTCAAACACAGCATGGAATTAGAAGTGAACAATACTCCAAAACATTTGAGGTATTAGGTAAATGAGTAAAAAGCATCCAGTAGATGTATGGTTTAACATATTCTGGGGAATGGTAACTAAAAAAACTGGTATATCTAAACTTAATTTAATACAAATGGAATACAGTAACCAAAATATTTTGCCTGAACAATCTTGGTTAACATTAGAACTAGTTGAAAAAATAAATAATATCGTGGGTAGAAAAAATACAAATCCACGCAAAACAGTATCGAGGGGAGGTAGTTCGTAATGATTTGGCATTATTGTTCTGAGTGTAACAATCCTATCTATGCTCACAATTCTATCAAAGTTAGTAAATGTTACAGATGTAGAGGTTTTCGTACATGACATCTGAAAGGAAGTGTGAATAATGGATTGTTTACTCTGTAAAATTTTTGGTCATAAAAATAGCCATTTTGTACGTAATAACGGTAAGACCGAAATTCAGGGATATGTATGTAGAAGATGTTATGCGGAGACAAAACCAAAATGACAGATGAATTAGAGTGTCGTATAGACACCTGTTACGGATGTGGTAATCCAATAAAAGAACATACTCCAAATTCTAACACTTGGACTCATCTTTGTTATCAAGATTGTAATAGACCTGTTAGACCCATTATTCCACCAAACGAAAGAACTATGAATTGGCAAGCAGATGAAACAGCAGAAGAATACAAAGCTCGAGTTAAACATTATTACGATGGAGTTATCCCTTGACAAATTCATTATTATGTTCAGAGTGTGGAAATGGAATCTATGTTTATAATTCTGTAAAAGCGGGCAAGTGTTTTAGATGTAGAGGTAAACCAATTGGAGATAATCCTAAATGACCACTAATCCAAAACAAAATAATCAAATGGTATTGGAGGAACACAATTATGAATTTTTAGTAAACTGTTCTGATATTGAGTTCAATAATTATTGTGTTCGTTGGTTAACAAAAAGGAGAAACGGCAATGACTAGATTAACATTCAGATGGGGACAAGAATTATGCCCTATTTGTCTAAGTGTAGATGGTTTAGAAATACAATGTCTTAACTGCCAACGAACATTCAGGAGAAAAGGTTTAGCATGAGATTTGGAACTTTAACTAGGAAATGTACTATATGTGAACATACTACGAGAAAAGGATGTGCTTGTTCTAATCCTAATCAAAACTGTCCTGTTTGTAATCACTTCAATTTCTTTTGTATGAGTAGAACTCAAACTGTTCAACATATCATAAAATGCCTAGATACAATCCGAGGTAACTGTATTGCGGGAGAATATGATGAGTAAAAACCCTACAACATTACTGCCTTATATTGATCTAGTCAAATCGCAAATCCAATGTGGATATAATGAACAAGCATTAGATCTGATTGAATCTATTGGTAAAGATTTGAAAGACTTTCTTGAAGAATGTAAACAAGGAGATGATGATATTGGATAAAAAAATTCGTGAAGAATTAGACCAAATCAAAAATGACATTAGAGATTTACAATGTTGTCAAAGGGCTATGGAGTTAATCAATGGAAAGAAATAATCTAATTTGTATGTTAGTAGGTTGGTTTTCTGCTAAGGAATCAACTATGGATGCTCAAGATTTGAAAATACTGATAGATAATTCCCTTATGGAATCAAAGTTTACTCCTATTGGTACTGAATCAACTGACTTACAATTACTAGATGAATTACTAGGTGAAACCATGATGAGTGTAATAGGTAAAGGAATCAATCGTGAAACTAGACGAAAAGGTGGAGTTGTGAAATCAAAATGAAATATGATATGATGTTTACAAAGAATTGTTATTTTTGTGGTAATCAATACACGGTAGGAGTTTTATATCGAAAAGAAGATGAACCTAAAAGTAAAGCCGTTAAAATGAGATTATGTAAAAAACACTTCGAGGAAATGAAACTTGACTAAAGTGTTTAGTGCGAAATTGATCCACTTGACATCACACCTAATACACGACACAATAAAGCAAACGTATAGGATGAGAATGATATGAAAACGATAAGAACTCCAGATGAGAATTATTTTAGTTCAGAATATGTAAAATTCAGTACATCAAGAAAGGATGGGGAATTGTACTATGAAATCACATTATACAATGGTAAAACTCAACTGTATTGTGCAGAAAAAGGAAAAGTAAAAGACGAAGCACATCTTAAAGAACTCCAATCTGTTACCAGTAACAATATTAATATACTTGTTACCAGTAACACAGGTGATAAGAAATGAAGAACGAAGAAAAATATCCAAACAGGGTTTACAAAAAAGAAATAAAAGAATCAATAGAAGAAGGACCTTCTACTCTGAAAGATCTTTCAGAATTTTTTGATATACCTCAAACTAAACTACAAGAAATACTTGACGGTAAAGTAAAATTCCTTGAAATGGGCGTGTATGCTCCAGGTAGAGATAATGAGTTTACTGTAAAACTATCTGACTCTATTGAAGAGTTCATTGAAGGTGAATTAGCTTTAGGTGCATCAAAATCAAACATAAAGTTAGCAATAGATAACATCATGAGAGATGCAAAAAAGGAAAAGGGATTCAAATGATATGGTTAAAGGCAAAAAAAGAATATGCTATGATGCAAACTGTCCAGAGTGTGGAAAATCAATTCATACTGAAAAAACAGAATCAGTTCAATGCAAAGGTTGTGGAAAGAGGTTTGATATAGATTGAAACATTTTAACATTCGTAGAGAATGTATGGAGAAGGAGATAGAAAACTAATGGGTGGAGAATTTGATTCAAGAACTTATGAGGGAGTACACACAAAAGATGAAATACAAGAATTATTTTATTCTGATTCCCAAGAAGCCATATCAGTTAATGGATGTGAATACTCTGGAACTATTGCACAACACAGTTACGACAAAATTCAATGGTCTGAAAAAATTGTACATACTGAGCAAGAAGCAAAATCTGTGATTAGTGAAGAACAAAAATCAAAATGGGATCCCATAGTAGGAGTATTTTATAATGCAGATGATAAAGAAGGATGTGTTGTAGGCGGTTGGTGTTCTGCATGATTCACGCAATACACTTTATGGAGAAGGAAGATTGAAAAAAAGAATAGAAGATTGGCCAACACGACATGATGATATTATTGCTGATTATGATGCAACAGTCACTGTAAAAGAAGTCCTAAGTTCAAATATTTTTACAATTGATTACCCTCTTCCCGCAAAACAGAATATGGAGAATGTAAAGAATGGATGAAAAACTAAGAGTAAAAACCATAATTGAACTAGATGCAGACATCAAAAATATTCATGAACAATACCTCAAAGAGCAAATTAAGAATGAAATTGAATTATTTGGTCATAAATATCTATTACAGCACTTTGATTATGATGATAAAGAAAAAATTTGTAGAGTAAAATTAGTATTGTATGATGATACGCCTTACGCAATACAGTCTCAGGAGAATGAAAAGAATTGAATCTTGAGGAACTTGTAAGTGAAGGATATTTGATTGAAACTTCTACTACCTATGAAATTGCTAAACCATTCGCAGTTACTGAACCTCTCACCCTAGACAAAACTCTAGTATTACCTTCAAATTGGACAATGGATTGTACCGGATCATATCCTAATTTTTATAAATCTAATACGAAACCATACACGATGACATATGTTGGAGAATGTAAAGGAATGAGTGAAAAACATAAAGTAAAAACCATAATTGAACTAGAAGCAAATGTAGAAGATATTCATGAACAATACCTCAAAGAGCAAATTAAGAATGAAATTGAATTATTTGGTCATAAATATCTATTACAACAAATGAACTATAACGATGGTGATAAAATTTGCAGAGTAAAACTTGTATTGTATGAAGATACACCTTACGCAATACCTTCCCAGGAGAATGTAGAGAATTGATTACATACGGATTTGATGCAGGTGAAAAAATAGACAAATTTGCTTTTGTTACTATAGAAACGACTGGAGACTTCAAAGCACCAGTTCCACAAAATATAGAATACAAACTAATGAATGCTAAAACAATAGAACCAAAAACCTATCCTAAAGGTTATGATAATTCTCCATTAGTGGGATTTTATGCTGGGGAGGATGTTGAGAATTGAGTGATTATATTTCAATAGATGAAGTAAGAACACTTCTAAATGTTGATCCTACCCCTCCTTCTATAATTCAACTTCGAATAAATAATGCTTACGCAAAACAGTTCCAACCAAAGATTTCGGAGGAAAAATAATGGATGACATTGATGTTAGATGGAATAAAATAGTATTATTGAAATCTACATTAAATTATTATGAAAAATATTGTGAAGAAATAAGACTTGAAATACAGGAATTAGCTAAAGCATGACTCACGCAAGACAGTTATTTACAAATGTTAAGGAGGAAAAAGAAAATGAATGAAAAAATATGGAATGAAAATGTATTGTATTTTCGTATATCTAGGGATGGATTCATGTGTAAGATTCCAGTTGGAAAAAATGACGTAGCAGTTTTACATCCCGATCTTAAAGATTTAGAAGTAATACTTCAAGCAGTAAAAAAGACACAAAATGAAATCCACGCAAGACAGAATTACAATAAAGTTCAAGGTGAAAATAATTGAGTTGTAGAGGAATTTGCAAAGATTACAAGGCTACAGGTTCACCATCTCAAGGAAGATACAGCAGTGGACAGAAGAGATGCCAGAGCTGTGAGATTTTTGTAAAGTGGAATGGTTTACTGTGTCCTTGTTGCAAAGTTAGATTAAGAACAAAACCACGAAACAGTAAATACAAAGCTAAACACAAAGAGAGAATCGATAACATTGTCTGTAATTGAGAGATTCCTCAACAAAATTCAAATAAACGATAAAGGTTGCTGGGAATGGACATCTAGTAAAAATAATAATGGATATGGACGATTTAGTGTTGATGGTAAAATGGCACTCGTCCATCGATTCATCTATGAATATTATCATGGAGAAATAACTCATAATCTAAGGATTCATCATTTATGTTATAATCGTACATGTTCAAACCCTCTACACCTACAGCAACGAACCCACAAAGAAAATGTGTTAGACCATGACAGCTCTGCACCATCTGCAATCAACTCACGCAAAACACATTGCATTAGAGGTCATGAATTTACACCTGAGAATACATATCTTATACAAAATGGAAGAAGATGCAGAATTTGTTCAAACATATCTGTAAGAGCATGGCAAACAAATAACAAAAAGAGATTCAAGAAAAATAATAAAATCTATTACCAAAATCACAAAACTAAAAGTCAACGCATATTAATTAAAACAGCATAACTAACATCGGGGAGCATGAGTCTTAAACTAAATTCTGATTATGTACACTTGTTAAATCAAGTAATAGAATTAGAAAATGACAAAGCATTATCATCACAAGATTTATGGCTAAAAATGGGTGTTGCATTAGAAGTAGAAGGATATGAAAAAGAAAAAATTTGGGCTAAAGTTGCAAATGACATTGAAGAAAGTTTATGGAACAAATACAATCAAGATGTTGTTAGAGAAGATTTTAATTGGACAAGGTCTGGTTATTTTTATAGAACCGGAAGAACAGCTGGTTATGTTTTAAATTCTGTTAATGAAGAAATTGCCCTAGGGCAATCAGATAATAGTTCTATAAATACTAAAAATGATAAGATGGTGTTACTCTGTGATAGTATTATAGACATTTGCAGAACCATCAAAGAAAAATCACAAAATTGTGATGAACTAGAAAATATTTTTGGAAAAAAAGAAATGAGAGAATTTTATTTTCAACAAGAAACAATGATGTATAACTGTAAAAATGTGATAGACAACAAAACAAAGATACCACAAAATACCGAATTATTTTTACTTGAATGCCTTGCTACTGTAATGGGCAATACAAACAAGTGCGGACTAATATTCCAAGAAGTAATTTTAATGCACATGAAGGAACAAAATAAATTTCTAACACAAAAACAAGCTACTAAATTTCAAACAGGTGGACCGCAATCTCAATTATACCTACTAAAACCAACAAATAGAGACTTTGCACTTTATGAAAGATACACAGGAACAAGATGTAGTGAATGCATGTCTTTTAACGTGAGACCATCAGATCATACTACCTCTTGGGTGTGCTTTGACTGCAATAATATGATGCCACCACAACACATACCAAAATGCAGTGACTGTCATATCCCATTATACAAGGAGAGAATTCAGCATATCATCAAGACTCACAAATGTCCTAATTGTAAGGTGAAAGTAGATTTGCCTCAAATAATATTAGACCAGGTAAATAATTAAGAAGTTCATCTTTACTAGAAATACTTTACGACTAAATTAGATAATTAGGTTAAATAGAAATTTTTCAATAAAAAACGTCTGATGCCTCACTCCTTATGAGTTCCACAATTTGTGAGTGTGGGGTGTCAGGCATTACTTTTAAGACAGTACAACTATCATATTACGTGGAACTCGTAAGTGAAATTTTTGAACTCTTGCTCACGCTATAGGGGATAGCTAACGAGTTCCCCATAGTTACTTGATCTTTTAATAATGAGTAATTCCAATTCTATACATCGGATAATAATCTATGTGGTGAAGAACTGCAATAGAATCGTCTGAGGAAAAAAAATGAATGAAAAAACAAAATACTGGACAGATAAAGTACAACTAATCATCCCTGGTGCATACAAGAATATTCCAAACATAAAACAACTCTTAGAAAAAAAATTAGAGGATCTAAAGAAATGAAATTCGAGATAGACGATAAAACAGGAATGATAACTACTCCTTTAGATTTTAGCGGAAATGAAACTGAATACACAGAATCTTTCATGTTAGAACAAATACTCCAAGCAGTAAAAAAGACACAAGAAAAGCTAGTAAACAAACAGATACAGGAGATACAAGACTCTAAGAATATCCCTCTTCCTGAAATCATAAATCCTATAGAATTACAAAAATACGTCAAAGAGGAACTAAAACGACATGAAAAGATAGATCAGAATCAAAAGATAGTAGATGAGATAATAAAGTTCTACAATTCTCAAAAAGACAATGTGACTGATTTAGATGGTATGAATTTTTTAGGAAGTATAATTAAGAATGCTACAGGTAAAGACATCAAAGACCTCTAGAGACTAACACTCTCTTTTTTATCCAAAATAATATCACGCCTACACACACTAGACTTTTCAAGCTAGATGATTAATTCCTAATAGATTCAAAATAATTCTTTTGTGAACTCAGCCTAAAAAATAGGCATGAGATTAGATGATATTGAAAAAAATATCGTAATTGCTGAAAGAGATTATCGTACAGTAAAAGAAAAACTAAACTATGTCAATTTAAGATTAGGCTATCAGGTTATCAAAGAGGGTGAACTATTCACAATGAATCCAACCAAACTAATTACAAAATCATCTTACTATTACAAACTAAACATCATGAACACAAAAGTAAAGGAAAGAGCAACATCAATTACCAGAGGCAGACTAGCAAATTTAGTAAATGAGCATGACAGATTACAAGATGACCGTATTGATATTCGTGAAATGCTAAACAAGGCTAAGGGGGATAGTAAATTCCAAGCATGTGCAAGATTCAAAATTTTACAAATTGAACTAGGCCAAAGAATCGCATCACTTGAGGAGACAATCTATCACCTTACAACCGATGGCAAATACCACATTAATGAAATGGAATTTACAAAGATTGATGAGGACCAACTAAATGAGAAAATTAGATTATTCGCCAATCTTACATAGTTCTATCAAATCTGATCAACGTGACGAAATCACTGAGAAAAGAAATTTAGAACGTAGAATCAATCAAAAGTCACAGCAAGAGTTAGAATCAGAATTACCACCTCTCCCTAAAGATAGACTAGAATGGGAGTATTACTGCAGACCTAAAATTAAGGGTTTTCCTAACAGGCTAAAATATTTACCAATGCTAAAAGCAATAGTTCAAGACAAGCATCCGTTTAGAATGGGTGTAATTGCTAGACAGTGGTTTAAGACTACAATGATAGGATCTGATTTAGCATATGATGCAACAACACATTATGATTATGATCAAGTGTATCTAAATTTTAAAGAGCCTAACCTCAAAACATTCTCAGAAAACAAATTCAGACAAGATGTATTTGGTACATGGCCCTTATCAAAATATATCAAATCAGCTAGTGGCAGACTAGGTTCAATGGAGAGAGTAGTAACTAACACACGTTCAGTAATAGATATGATGTTGCCTGGACCACAATGGCAGAACATTCAGGGAAAAAGTCCTATGAAAATGAAAGTAGATGAAGCACAGGATCATGATTGGGATGGATTTCAAAATGCACGAGATGCACAATCAGATACATTTGGTGATGTGGATATTTGGGGAGTGGGTGGATTTACTGATACAGAATATGATAACATTTGGAAAACTACAGATCAACGAGAATGGGTTTACAAGAGAAGCGAGAATTTTATGAAACACCCTGACATGTCATGGAGGGCTGATTTACAATTTAATGATGAGGGAATAATTTATGATGAGTATATGCTTGACGTACTAGATGGTGAGTATGTTCCACAAAGGCCAAAGAATTACTCAAGACATGGGTACCATCTATCACAATTACAAAACCCAAGAATACCATTAACTATGGAGAGTGCAATAACTGATTACAAAACATCACCTGAATTTTCAATACAATGGAAGAGGTATCATGATCCAAACTTTAATTCGATATTATACAGACGAAACATTCTAGCTGAAAATGTACAGGGTGAGTTAAAGCCAATTACAGAAAAGATGATGATTGCATTATTTGATAAGAACATGTCACTAACTAAAGCTGATGATGTAGATTACGAGGCAGGATCTGTAATTGTTGGAATCGACTGGGGTGGTGGTGGTAAAACTATCGTATGGATATGGCAATGCATTGATGAGAAAGCACCTATCTTCAAATTACTATGGGTCGAAAAAGTTGATACAGGAGATACCGAGGAACAGTGGGAAATATGTAAAAATCTAATAGATGTCTATGAGCCTGACTTTATTGGAGTAGATATAGGTGGTGCTTCTGACAGAGTACAAAAAATTGTAAAACGTTATGGTAATAGGTCTCGAAGAATATTTTATTTAGAAAGACCCGAAGCACCATTACCAACAATAAAAGAAGAAATTAAACAATCTTTAGAATTTAGATATAATATTGATAGATCATTCTCAATAGACAGAGTAATTCATTTGATAAAGCATCCACACAAGGATAAGGACTTTGTATCTAACAGAATAATTTTACCAGGAAAAGACCAAGAAAAACTCAAATGGTTGGTAAAGCAATTTGTTGCAATTGAGGGAGAAAAGGCTAGAGTTAAATCAAGTGGTCAGACATACATCAAATACATTCATGCAGATAGTAGGCCTGATGACGCACTACAAGCATGCAACTATGCTTTGATTGCTTGGCACATCTTCAAAGGATCACATACTGGACATGTTGGTGGCGGACTGGACATGACGAAAAAGACAAATAGGTTTGATGCTTCTGATATGGTATGATGGAAAAAACATACTTTGTTGATCCGTATAAAATTATGAGAGGAATTAGTTCCAAGATTCCAACAAATCCAGATCGAAAAACTCACACGTTAACATTAGAACAATTAAAGAATATGAATTTGTCACCATTTTTAGAACATGCTTATTTTGGTAGAACTTCCGAAGAATGGGAAAAAGAACTGAACAGGACAAAATAATGTTTAAAGAGAGTAATTTCACAGACGAACAAAAAGATCAAATGTTTATCGAGATTCTAAAGTTACGACAAACACTAAACTCTATGGGACTAATACTCTCAAAGAATATTCAAATGACCCTTGATGTTTGCAAAAATTCACACATCAAAATACCTGATGAGGATAAACTTGTTGAAATATTATCAGAAATACAGGGCTCAGAATCTGACTTTTTGAATAAGATTGAAAAATTATCACAACTGGTAGATTTTTTCAAGGAAGAAAATAGAGGCCGAGTTTATGAAAAGAATGAAATCCCTGAGAAATTAAAGTGGTGGTAATATGGAAGAAACAGAAGTAAAATTCACTAAAAATAAGAGACTGATTGAGAAAGGTGATGGCTCACATGTTGGTGGCTCACTGGTTACAAAATCAGATGATCTAATCAATGGTGTAAAACTAGACAAACGTGGATTGTCATTATTCGAATAATTTTTTAACAAGTAATATCTACACTAATCATAGGTATTATGACAATAGTATCTAGAGTCGAATAACTTAGTAGTGTACACGAAAGGGGACGACTCATTTTAGTAACTAATTTTAACAAGTAAGAGTATCAATAAATTATGAAATGGCATACTATTGAAGAATATAAAAAAATGTCTCCAGAAGAAAGAAAAATAGCAACGGAAAAAGAAATTGAACTTTCGAAAAATATGTCTCTAGATGCTCTCTATTCAGAATTAGGTAAAATGGATTTTCCAAAATCTTTCAAGAAATAATTCCTTTAAACAATTACACAAATAAGATTTCATGGCAGCCGGAGAAATTGTACTTGCAACATCTCCAATTACTGTGGATGCTGATGGAGTAGCAGATACAGCAGTAATCCAAGCTTTTGCATCGGCATTGTTCCCAATTGCAACTTATCCACTAGTCCATATACAAATAATTCCACCAACTGGTACAAAAACAAAAGCAGTTCTTGTAGTATCTGCACAGTCAGTAGCATAGAAATGGATAATTTCGATTTAACAAATGGATCTAATTTTGTTAACTATTTCTTAACGGGATCTCCAAGTGTATTTTATGCATCAACTACAACATACACTACTGGATCATACACTACTGGATCATACATTTCAACTGATAAAGACTGGATGCCTTATGCTTTCTTTGAGTATGATCCATTATGGCACAAAAAGTTTGCAAGTATAAAATATCAAATGGATAAGATGTGGAATTGATAAATTTAATTCATAAGATAGATATTCAACTTTCAGAAAATGTTTCATTAATTTTAGTTAGAAGAGGAACTGAATGGTATGAAGTAGATGGTCCAAAATAATTCCTTAATGGTTTGCTCATAAACAGTTCGTGAACGTTCATTGAACAAAACTAAACAAGATAAAAAAATTGAATCATACATCTTACAATATCCATTAATTAAAAATTCAGAGATTGCAAAAAAGTTCAAGATAGATAGAACTAAAGTCTGGAGAATTAGAAGGGCACTAAACACACCACCATTTAATAAAAATGAGGGAACACCAAAAAGAACTTCATCAACAACTCAAGGCTTTGATGGATTAGTCGAAACTACAATAGATGAGAATACGGGAGATAAAAAAATTCAGATTGCTCATGCAGGCGGACCAATCACAGGAACACGAAATAAAATTAATTATTCTGTAATGGGATTTGGTGATGAGTACGATGAGGATCTAGTGAACAACTGGACTCCAAGTATGCAATTATCACCAGTTAACTCCAATACTGGAATACCTCTATCTGCTGCACAAGTAAAATCAAGAATACGAAGAAATCCAAAAACATATTTTCAATATTCAGTTAATCCGTTACAGTCACTAGATTACAGGGCAATTCAGGCAATGCTACGCTCTACAATTGGTTCATCTTTATTTTTGGCACTAGTGAAATTTATTGTAGGAAAGGGATTCAAACCAGAACTAGAATTAATTAATCCCGATGAGGATTCACAAAAAAATCAAAAAGAGATTGATGAGAATCAAAATATTATTCATGATTTATTATCTATTGATAGACAGTTATCATTTGATGAATCAGGAGAACTAGATGTTTCATTTACTGAAAAAATATCAGGACTAATTTTAAACGCACTAACATACAACCGAGGAGCTTTAGTTTTTGGATATGAAAAACCCGTAGAGATAAACGGTAAGAAATGGGCAGAAATTCCAAGCTCAATAAAACCAGCTCATCCTGCAGATATGGGAATTATAAAAGAGAATCCTGAAACTGGAAGATTACAATCATTCCAATGGAGAAATGCATTTGAGATGGTTCCAACTTATGATTCAATTTATCTATTTAATTCAGTTCTTGCAGCAAACACACACAACGCAAACAACTATGGCGATTCAATGGCAATATCAATGATTGATGCTCTCAGAGTAATTAGAAAGAACAACGGTGTAAACTTTGGAGCGATGGCAGAAGTAGCTTATGCTGGATTGGGATTACTTATTGTAAGACCACAAGGAAATACTGCAGCACAAAAGCAAGCAGAATATCAAGCAGTATCAAGAAATATGGTACCTGCAGCAATTAATGCACTAATTGAAAAGCCTGAAGATATAGTATATTATCCAGTAGATTACAAGCCACAAGTAGACCAGTTCGTAAAAATGAACGAGTCTCTAATAAAATACTGTGTTGCTTGCTTGCAGTTACCTCATGCATTATTCTATGATGAGGCCAGTGCAAACAGGGCAACAATGATTGGAAAAATACAGCTAACAATTGCCACAGTA